AATTCTTCACCGAACATTCCCTTGTCCCCAACACTTCTTCTTCCATGTGGATACACGTTTGTAGAAATGGAAATGGCTTCCTTGTCTAAAACTCAACTTTCTTCTTTCAACTATTACTTTGCAATTGACGGATGTGATGAATTGGTAAGTAAAGACGTTCTTTGGCAAATTCTCGTCAATGCATATGGAAAACAATACGTATCCAACGCTATTATGCCCATGACATATCTTTTGCACCTTGACACCGACAAGGAGACGTTTCTTTCAGAAAACGATGGCAGAAGGGCGTTTATTTTGAAAAAGAATATTCAACGGAAAGAAGGACTGTTTTTGTCAAACGATGAAAAACTGCTGTCAAAGAAAATCCAAGAACGCGAATTTGTCGTCGCACAACTCTATCTAAGAGACACTTTCCGCGTTGAAAACCATAAATTGAATGTGCGATTGTATGTTTTCGCGGTTCGTCCTGCAAAAGCATCCAAGACATCCTTTTACATTCACCGTGAGGGGAAATGTATCTACACAAGTCTGCCACATATTCAAGGAGATTTGTCCTCTGACAGAAACATTACGAGCTTGAACATGAATGTTGAAATTTACAAGCGTCTGCCACAAAGTGTTAAGGAACTCTTGATCTATATTCGAAAAATGCGTAGCGTACAGGAAGCAGAGACTATTTGGTCGAAGACAGTGGATATTCTTAAAAGCGCCACCAAACCTTTTTGTAAAAGAATGGGTCTGAGCAAACAGTTTTATTCCATTCATCGTTTTCAACTCTTTGGTGTGGACATAATCTATCGCGACAAAGATTTGAAACCATTTTTACTTGAATTCAATAAAGGACCCGACATGTCAGCGGCGAATGAAAAGGATTTTGAAATGAAAACCGGCGTTATGAGAGATTGTTTGAACTTTATGAACTCCTTTAACATAAGAGAAACCAATTTTATTCCTTTATCATGAAAGAATGGTTTGTATACCTTCTCATTTCCGTAGATATTCCAGGCTTGACTTATGTTGGAGCAACCGTTGATGTTGCAAAACGATTACGACAACATAATGGGGAAATCAAAGGAGGTGCCAAGTATACCAAAGGACGAAAGTGGAGACGAGTTTGTTTCATGAGCAATTTTCCGGATCAAAGAGCAGCTCTTCAATTTGAATGGAAATGGAAGCAATTGACAAAAACGATGCGATGTGGCAAGACAGCATTTGACAAACGTGTATTGGCTTTGCAAAAGCTAATCCGAAGTGGCAAGTCGACAAAGTCCTCTGTTCCATTCAATGCACTCATGCTTCATGTAGAAGATTTCAATATTTGTCTGATGAAATCTTTTACAGGAATTTGTGAATGCAAGTTCAGCTTCCCGACAAATTTTACGTCTATTTTTATTCTTGCGTTGTTGTTCGTGTATTGCAACCAACCTTTTTTCTTTGAAAGAAAGCATAAATGAACCAAGAAGAGAAATTTGACATTTCAAAGCTTTACTACAGCCAGGAAAATCGAAACACTTTGCGTCTGAGTGTTTCTCGGGAGATTGTTCGTCGTGTACACAGTCGCATTGAACTCATTTCCAACCATGGACACAGAACAGACACTTCTTGTATATTTGAAATTCCGCGTTATTTGGTCGGATTTCCAATTTATGACATAAATGTAGTTGCTTCTTTCGTTGTCGAAACTCTTTCAAAAGAGGGATTTTTCATTCAAAGACTGACAGAGTCGCAACTTTTGATTAGTTGGGATAAAAAATATATAGAGGCGTTTGTCAAAGCACAGGCACCGACTACCTTTGTCAATAATTTACTTTTGCAAAACAATATACCTGTCTCCTCGTCTACGCCTTCTCTTTCCGCAGCATCGCCGTCTTCTTCTACGCCCAAACCCCATTATCAATCAACGGGACGATTATTCGGAGATCCAAGTCCTTAAATACTGCTCTTTATGTAGGCGCGAATAGCCGCTGCATCACGTGGTCCCTTGTACTCTACAAAGGTGGTTGTACCTGCTTTCTTGAAAAGAATTGTCGGGTATCCTGATACGTGATAGGTACTTTCAACTTGTCTTCGAAGAGATTGCGCTGCTTCGACAGATCCTCCTCCAGCAGAAAAGAAATGAACTGATTTGGTGAGAGTCTTATCAGCTGCTAAATTTGCCCATGTTGTTTTGAAACTTTTACAATGAGGACATCCTTCGTCATAGACAAGAAGCAATATATTGAATGCCGAAACGGTCAAATCATCAATGGACTGTAAAGCCGGTCCATAACCTGTGTTTTTAATTAAAGGGGTTCTATTTGCACCAGCGGGTCCAGCGACGGGTCTCGCAGCAGGGTTGGCACCGGCAGGTCCAGCAGGTCCAGTGACGGGTCTCGCAGCAGGGTTGGCACCGACGGGTCCAGCAGGTCCAGTGGCAGGTCTTGCAGCAGGGTTGGCACCAGCGGGTCCAGTGGCAGGGTTTGCAGCAGGGTTCGCACCAGCGGGTCCAGGGTTAGCAAAATGTTCTGGAGGACCAAGAGAAGCATACGTATTCTTGGCACCCTTATCTGTAAAGATAAAGATCAGAATAATTACGACAATAATTGCAATGGAGACGATGAGAATTATCTCAGTGGTTGAGTATTCGGAAAGACGACCCTGAATGTATGGAAGTGGGTTGTAGGAAGTGGCGTCCATAAAAAATGAAAATTGACTTGACTTTCTTTATATTATAATGAGTTATCGAGAAAAAAAATATCGAGAATCTAACAAGACTTAAACATTTCGTATTCCATTGAAAAATTATGGCATCGATGACAAAGTATTCGGCGGAGTTTTTCGATTCTTTTCGGAATTGTGTTCAAACTCGTCCATTGACAGATTCTATGCACGATGTTTTGGAACTCTTGCAAGCATTAAGTTCAAGGCCTCCTCCACCGACAAAATTGAGAAATATCGACCATTCGTCTGAGTACTCCACTTCATCTCGCAAAGGTAGTGATTTGTCATCAGATTCATCGATTCGGGGAATGGTTCGTAAACCCCATTCCCAAGCCTCCGTTTCACGGAACAAATCCGCTGCCTCACTTGCATATCAACAATTGGTTCCCAACACTGCGACGGCTTCACAAGGAAGTAAATTCGCCTCCAATGTCACCAAGCCAAAGGTAATTCAAGCATCGGGCAAACATCAATTTCAGCGTGATTTGAACGCTATCCTGAATGGGATTACCGATGAAGGTTATGAAAGTAACGTGAAAAGAGTTCAAAAAGTATTTTCACAATGTTCTCCAGAAGACAAGCCAGATATCTTATCCTATGTCATAACTACACTCGTGGATATGGCCTGTAAACAACCAATTTACGCTCCATCTTACAGTCATATACTATTGCTCCTCCAACTTGACAAACTGGAAATCGTCGAGAAAACATTGCAGAAGACAAATCTACTTTTCTGTGAAGAAGAAGACGAACGATTATCCCGGAATTCGACGAAAAGTCTCGCCATTTTCTTTAGTGGATTGGTGGCGCACTGCGTCGTTGAAAGAAATGTGGCTGTTACATTGCTCAACAAATTGCTCGATGAATTTGAAAGAGCAGAAGGGAAGAATGAAAATTGCGTCGAATTTATTACGGTGTTTCTATGTGCTCAAGAGAAATTTGAAAATACATTGAAAACAGTCCCTGACGAATTTGTCCGTGAAACATACCAGGCGTTTCTCCTTCGCCTTGTCAGTCATTGGAAGAAAGCATCGTCTTATGCAGGCATGCGACTTTTGGATGTCAAGGATTGTTTTAACCTTTGAAAACTTCTGGTGCTTAAAGTAACTAAAAATGTTTTTGTCAAACTTTCATTTTTTCATCATTTTCGGATTGCTGAAATCTATACTAGTGATCATGACAATCCTGACAAATGGTATTGGTGCAAAGAAAGAACATCTTACGATTGGAGAGGAAAGCGCACTTCAAGATGAACTAGGGCAGCTAGATGGAATGATTGATGCACTCGATCAAACTAGTACTTATGCGAAGAGGGCGTTAGCGAAAGACGATAAAAAAATAGTTTCTGTAAAAGATGTAGCACATGTTCCTACGATGGAGACGGCTACGAAATCTACCTTGGATAGCATCAATGATTTAGTAGTCGCTTTCCCGCAAATTCACAACAATTACCTTTACACGCTTCAACGCACTAGCAAAAATACTTAAGTACAAAATATGTCTCCTTCAACATAATGAGTTTTTGTGATCATTTGAACAAGCTTTTCGATTGGAGCACCATTGATACAGATTTATACGAATCTATCCGGCCAAGTATATTATGCAATGAATACAGCAGTGACAACGACAAGCTGATTTGGCACGGTCGAGTGTTAGTCGACTATATTTTGAGAACATCTCTGCTTGACGTTGATTTGTCCGTTGCAAAGATACAGGCGCGTAAGAAAATGCATCCGAAAAACATCTCTCGTGCACTTGAAATACATGAATTAGACGTGCATATAAAATACACGAATACAGAGACATCTTGTGTTCCATTGACCGTACGGCGACAAATTGAGAACAGTTTCTTTTACGCTCTTATTGGAGCCTTGTACAAAGACCATCGCATGATAGAAGATCCCATGCACAAAATAACCCTTTTTGTTTTATCCCTTCTTGGAACGGAAAAGGAGAACAATTCAGAAACGTCTCACCATCCATACGAGATGTCTCTACAGGCGTGGGTGTTTGAAAGATATTCGAAACCGTTAAAGTTTCATGTCGAAGAACTTGACGATGGTAGATACTTTACTCAAATTTTTCATGTCAACCGATCACGCATCTCTTCCGCGTACGGAGCAAATGAAGCAGAAGCAAGAGAAACGGCAGCGGCAATTGCATATCGCAGATACTTTCGTTTAGAACCTGTCTCCTAAAAAGTTGGATTGGTCGCCGACAAATTCATAATTGGTTTGGTCGATGTAATTGTTTGTGAACGGGTTATTTCCTTGTTTCCTTGTATGCGAAAGTTGCGAAGAAGATGCCATGACAGGTTTTGAAACCAAATCAGACAATCGCGTCGATTGAGGAATTTTGAAAACTTCGGTATTATCATCTTCATGTGCGTCGTCTTCGTCTACCGAATCAATGTTCGATAGCGGTTCAATTTTCTCTACTTGAACAGTTTCAGATTCAGAGGTAGTATCATACAAAGTACATGCTGTCCAAACAGCAATGGTTGCAAAGAGATGCCATGGTATATCACTTTGAAAAAAAGAACCGCTTAAGTAATGGGTGCAAAGTATAGCTACCACTAGAGTTAGTAAGTAATAGGTGGATGTAAAAAGCTTTTCAGTAGTAATTAAGAAGGCTATTCTTACATAATACAAAGCAACAACGACGATGGCAGATGTGACAATTGAAAATACTAGCTGTGTCCACTGTTCAGATCGAAGTATGGTTTTTGATTTCACAACGGGGTAAATTCGAAGTAAATCAGGAGTTGCTTCATTCACGGGTGAAGAGAACGATTTTGTTGCTGATGCTGAGTCATCGGACAAAAGACTTACACGTCCATATTTCGTAGAAATCATAATTTCAGTATTCTTCTTATATATTCGGAAGATTTTCTCAAATACAAATTCGAAAGAAATCGCTCATTCCAGTTGTCGTACTTATGCGTTCAATTTTGCAAATTTCTAGCGGTTTCAAGCCAATGAACATGGCCACTGGATCCGTACTGAATATTTTGGCAAGCTCTTCTTTTCGGATTGTGAATTTATGACGCGTCGCATATTTTTGGAAATCCTCGTCGGAAATCTTGGAATGTTTCGGTACAAGAACATGCTTTGTCACATTTCGCATCAAGTCAGGAAGGTGAAACAATTGGAGATAGACGTTTGTCGGGCATTGATATGCAGCTCTCTTTTGCTTGGACGGAGTTCCGCGCATTATAATGACCAACGTACCGGGACTCGTTTCCGAAATCTTTGCTGCGTCAAGATACAGGCGGAATTCAGCAGCGGGTAGAGTAGTTGCATAGGTGTGATAGAAGACAGCCATTGTTTCTATCACGCCACCTTCGCCTTCGCATTTCACGCATCGAAACATAGGAACTGGCATTGCAATTTTCTTCATTTTATCCGTATCTTCGGGTGCGGCGGCCACTGTTTCATCATCCTTTGGCGCTTTTAGAATGACACTGTATTGATTATAGCATGCTTCTAGTCTTTGTTGTTCCTCTTTGACGTGATCGAAACTATTGTCTTCGACGACATCAAACCCTCTTGTCTCTATCAATTGCCGAACAATCGGAACCGAACGAAGAATCTGTTTTTCCCAAGGATCATTCATGATTAAATATGTGTTTTTGGGAATGTGTAATGAATCCACTCAATAAATATTTCATTTTTTT